GAAGCTCGTGTCGACCAGCACCGAAACCGCGGCTCGAACAATCACCGTGATCAGTGGGGAATAGATGAGTGCCATTGGCGAAGCGTTCCGAACCAAGCTGCTTTCCTATGCGACCGTCTCTGCGATCGTCGGGCAACGCATGTACCCAGACGCATTGGTTCAACGCGCTACGCTTCCAGCCATCATCTACTACATCGTCAGCACGCAACGCGAGCACAGTATTGCAGGCCTCCAAAAACTCGCCCACGCACGGATCCAACTCGACTGCTACGCCACCACACGCACCGCAGCGTCGGCATTGTCGAAGGCGATCCGCGAAACCGGCATCGATGCCTATCGCGGCGTTACCTCTGGCTACACGTTTTGCGGAGTCGAGTTCGATTCCGGCGATGAGTATTTGCAGGAACCGCCGGACGACGGCAACCAAGAACATCGGTACATCGTTTCGTTTGATTGTTTGGTCCATTACAAGGAGCCCTAAACCATGCCAGCCCTCAGCATTCCGGACACCGGACTAGGCACAACGCTGTCAGCAAGTGGTATCGCACCCACGCTGATCAAGCGGATCAGCCCAATCAAGTTCTCCGTCGGTGAAATCGAAACTACCGACCTGAGCACCACGGCGTTCAAAACGCGACGTCCCTCTGATCTTCGCGAATTTACCGAAGTCGAGATCGAGTTCTACTGGACTGGTGCTTCGGTCCCCATCACGACCGCGATGATTCCAACCGCCGAACCCTACGCGGGCGTGACTGCCACCATCACCTACCCAGGCGCTGGATCGCTCTCGGGAACCGTATTCGTCAAAGAAGTCGACACTCCAAACTGTGCTCAAGGCGAAGCCATGATGGGCCGCATGGTCCTGGCGTTCGACGGCGTCTCCGATCCTGCCTTCACACCGGCGTAACCATGACAGCACCCAAAAGCGTCGAACTCAAGCCGCACCTTGCCATGACCGTTCGCGGCATTTGGCGAGATGAGCAGCAATGGCAAATCTACTGGCATGGTCGCCTCGTGGGCTATCTGCCATACGCACCAGGTTCGCAGATCCTGCCGATCTATCGATTTCCTTACGCCGATGTCCAAGCCGTCGTTGACGGCTGCGAGGCCGAGCGTCAGCGACTCGAAAAGCCGGGCAAGGTTCGCAAGCCGATGGAGACACTCAAGGCGATCGAGGAAGTCCTCGACGCTCAGCTATCCAACGAAAAGGACGACGATGAATAGGAATGATTTTCTCGCCTTGCTTGAACGGCCACTACGCGAAACGGTCGTGACGATCGACGGATCGAGCTACCGTCTGCGTGAAATGACCGAAGAGCAAGGCACTGAATACGAACTCAGCCTGCAAGACAAGAAGGGCAACGTCAACTACGCCACCGCTCGCCGTGCACTCATCGCCATGATGCTCATCGACGACGAGGGCAACCGCATGGTGGCGCACGAGTCCGAGCTGCGGCGACTGCCTCGCAGCATCGCTGGCAAACTGTTCGACGAGTGTCAAAAGCTGAACCGCTACGAAACCGGCGAGGTCAAGGAACTCGTAAAAAACTCCGACGGAGCCGACGACTAAGGCTTGCCGGTCGTCTGGCTCTGCAATGGGGCATTGTCGATGTGCGTTCCTGGTTGGCGTCCATGCCAATCGGAACCTTGGACTATTGGGAAGCGTTCGATGCCGTCGAACCTATCGGCGGCCAATGGGAGCAATCGGCCATGATCGCACACCAGATCGCGTTGAAGACATTTTGCGACGCGGGCCAAAAGCCGCCGGAGTGGGAGCAATTCATGCCACCGAGGTATCAACCACCCAAGCAAACCAAGATTGAAATTCCGACCGAAACCGACGCGGTCAACCAGTTCCGCTCACTCGCAGCAGCCTTTGGCTTGTCGGAGGTCATCGATGGCAACAACGATTAACGCGGCCAACATCTCGGCATCATTCGACATAACGAAACTGAAGGAGGGCATGAACGCAACGCGTGCCGAGGTCAACAAGCTCGGCAGCATTCTGCGACAAGCTGAGCCCGAAGTAAACAAGGTCAAGCAAGAAATTGAGCTATTAGAAAAGGCGTACAAGTCAGGCGCTATTTCAGCGGACCAATTTCGAAACGCAGTTAATCACCTTAATAGCAAGCTAAAAGAACAGGGATCTTTAAGCAAAGCAGTTCAGTTTGGACGCGGACAGGTAGGGAATATAGCTGGCGGAATGCTTGCTACGTTTGGCGCGTCATCAATGGCTTCCGGTGCAATGCAATCCATAGAGACTGTGGATTCTATAGGAGACGCTGCCGCAAAAGCTGGAATCTCTTTTAACGAACTAATCGTTCTTGAAAAAACACTTGGAGAGGTCGGAGGTGTTTCTGTCGAGCAAGTGCGCGGCGGCATCTCAAAAATGCAAGTTAATCTTGCCAATGCGCGAGACAAAGGCGGAGAGTTGGCGGATTCGCTACGCCGCATTGGGTTGGACGCAGGGGCACTCGCAAACATGGACGCGGTGACTGCCTTTGGCTTAATTGCCGAGCACTCGCAGAAAATAGAAGGCCACGCTGACAAAATGCAGTTTGCCATGCAGCTATTTGGCAAATCCGGCATTGAGTTAGTTCCAGCTCTTGATGTTAGCCGGTCTCATTTAGCAGAGATGGAATCTCACTTGCAAAGCGTTGGTCTGCTACTTGGACAGGATCGCGCCAACGCTATTGGCGCAATGAACGACGAATTGTCAAAAATGCGTGATCTGTGGACATCGATAACACTTAAGGTCGGAGAGGAATTTTTTCCGCTTGTTAAACAGGTGATGCAGGATCTGAAGACATCACTAGACGGATTAGCCAACGTAAGAATCTTACTACGCGACGCCATGGGGCTAGATAAACCAATGACCGAAGCGGAGCAAGACGCTGAAGCAAAACGACGTTTTGATGCGATCGTTGAAGATCGACGTAAAAAAACAGAGGCAGCTTTTGAACAAGCGCGCAAGCTAAATAAAGAACTCGGTTGGACGAAGGACATTGAAAAATTTATTAATGACATCAAGGCAGTAGAGGGAACTGGTCAAAGAATGCTTGAAGCTCAGGGCTTGCTTGAGGTTCTTCAGTTTGCAAAGCAGGGTCGCGAAGAAAGGGCAAAGGCTGAAGCGGAGTTTGATGCTCAACTCCTAGCCGACGAGATTGATCAAACCATGCAATCATTAGAACAGGGCATCAGGTCGATCGAAAAAGAGCGTGCCGATAATGAATCACAAATAATACGGCAATCAGATCAAATGCAGAGAGATATTGATCGCGAATCGCAACGCAAGATCGGCGAGGCCGACACCAACATCGCACCAGCCATCCGTGCTGGAACGGTTGAAGCCTACAAGATGCTGAACAAGCAAAACGAAGACGCTCGGCATCGTCAAGAACACCTGAGGAAGCTTGACGAGATAAAAGAAGAGTTTCGTAAGTTCAACGAAAAGAACACCGTTGTCCTGAGCAAGAGGCGATAGATGACACTTTCCATTGTCGGCGAAATGCGACGCGGATCCGCAACGCTCCGCAGCGAAGGCGAGGGCGGACTGAGCTACGGATTCTCCGCAACGCTGCTAGTCTTGTCGACCGAAAAGACCACCAGCCGCGAAGAGGTGTTCGCGTTCACTCCAGGTCTGCCAATTGTCGGTATTGGTTATGGTCCGTTCAACGCGGTGTGCACCTCGCTGAAAGCGGAACGCCAGGAATCCAATCCCTATTACTGGCACATAGAATGCGAGTTCGAGACCCGCGAGAGGCAGAAGCAGGATCCGGACAACCCATCGCCCGACCCAACCACTTGGCTTCCTATTTTCCGCGTTGATTCGTTCATCACGAAGGAGCGAGTGCTCTATATCGATAAGAGCACGCCAGCAAAATACATCGTCAACTCTGCTGATCAGCCGTTTGACACACCATTGACGCAAACCACGACGCTAGCCCAGTTCTCATTCACACAGTTTGAGGACGCCAGCCAGTCTTTGCTGGACATCATGGAGCGAAACGATACCGTCAACACCTCGTCATTCTCTGGATTTTCTTCCAGAACACTTTTGCTTTACGTCACAGGAGCAGAACTAGGAACCTATGGAGGCTATCCTGCCTGGCGCGTCACCTACCAAGTCACCTTCGACCCAGACACGCACGATGTAGTGCTTCTCGACGTTGGCACCAGCTACAAATCAGGCGGCAATCTACTGAGCTACATGGACGACACGAATAGCTACCGCATTCAAGGCAACCTCAACGGATCTGGAGGCAAAGCATCCTCGCCAGCCACGCTCACCTTCAAAACAAAAACCGAACTCAATTTCGCTAACTTCATCCGGCAGTAACCCATGGCCGAAACACCAAGCGACGAAATCTTTGGTTTCAATCTGGCCGACACCGACGCGCTGATTCGCCTGATCGGTGGCGACTCCACCGTTGGAGGAACTGGCGGCGACACCTACGACGCCACCAAGCTGCTGATCGCCGTTGCGACCTCGGGAGTTCCGGCCCGGTCAGGAATCACACTTGGAAAAGCTGCTGTGGCAGTTAAGCATCTTGCAGTATCAGGCGCAAATCGAGTTGTCAACGATAGTGGCTTCACCGTTGACGCGTACAACCTTTCTGCCGATGCAGTTGCTACCAACGCATACATCATGCTGTTGCGGCTTGGCGATGTCCATCTCGTTATATGGGAGGACTGCCCAGCATGAGAAGGAAGAACTCTCCTGGTTGCTATTGTTGTGGGCGCGATCCCAACGAACAGTGTCCGGATAAATGTTGCGCCGAAGACGAGGTTTGGCCGGAGATTGATCCTGGTCCTTCATGGGAACAAGTGTCGCGCACCGTTAATCAAGATTGTTGTTGCCTAACAGTTGTCTTTAATTCTCTGGTTAATCCAGTCAAAGAATGCTGCGAAGAAGCTGGGCAATATAGTTACAAGATGTATGGTGATCGAAATGACTACGCTTTTAAGCTAACAGCAGATCAGTTGATGCTTGCAACGCAATGCGCACCGCCAGAGTGCCCAAGCGCTTGCTGCCAAGACAATGAACCAGAGTTGATTGCGACCTGGAGAGACACGCTTGAGGATACGTTCACTTATTACTTCAAGGCTCAGTTTTATTTTGACGTTTTAGAGGTGCGTTACGGAAAAGAGTTCATTCTGTGCCCTGGAGAGGAGGAGCCTGTCTGCCGTTACTTTTTGAAGTATACAATCTTTGGACGAACATCCTCAGCAATCATCACTGAGCAAGTGCTAACATACAAACGAGAGCTACCGTATTTGCATCCGTGCTGGAACTATACTCCACAAACGCCAAGTCGTTGCCCAACTATCGCTAGCGGAATTCAATGCGCATTCGATAGGACGCCAATACCTTCATGCCTGGACGAGGAAGCCCCATGTGCCTTGCCAATCCCAGAATGCTGCGAACGCACAACTCAGAATGAAATATTTTGCGTACAACGAATACGCTATTTTGACGAACCACCAACAGGCTCGATCGCCTTCACGGATGCCGATGTCAATGCGCAACCAGACGAAGATCCCGAGTTGTTTTGCGATGAACCAGAATGTAACACTCGATGCGCTCAAGGCGAAATCTACCTGACGGAAATAGCCGTCTCCTCTGGGACTCCGTTGCCTCCGAAATGGTATACTCACCCACCGACGAAGGTTTCTACGACATACAATCTTCTCGTCGAATGGGATTGGTGCAATAATCCGTCGATCGGGTTTTTGTATCGCAATGTATTCGCCCCAAGTTCTTGTTGCGATCCACAAACTTTTGCTGGAGCGTTTTGCGATCCAGTATCCTGCGAGGATCCTCCAACAACAGTCACAATTAACTGCCAAGATTACGAAGACCCAAGACTTGTATGGGTTAACGTGTCATCAGCAAACCGCCTAAAGACAACGTGGTTGCTTGACCCTTCTCCGGCTGGAGTCTGCGGTTCTGTGCCAGGTGCTGAGTCGTCTGGACCGAGGTCGATTTTTGGCAACACTTTGCTCGCTGGTCCGATCGTTGATTACGGGAAAAGCATTACCGGAAATTCTATAGCATGTCAGTTTCCAACGAACGGACCATACGATTCAATCGGTGGTGGTTGCGGTCCTTGGGACGGCTTCTGCATAACTTACAAACCCGCAAACGGCGAGGAGTGCGACGAAGATTGCTACGCCACGAGAATATGCGATTGTTTCTGCCAGTGCGTAGCATTGTTTTCCTTCTACGGCTGGCACTCTAGTAATACAGCAAACTTTGAAACAACCGGCACATGGACCGAACGGGAATGTGTATTAGATAATTTTAATGTGACGATTGAGGTTTCGTTCCCATGAAATTAAAGTTCAGCATGTTTGGTGATGCGGCATCTGGCGATGCAGATAAGGGCATTGCAAATACAATTTCACACAGTCACGCGCAACAGCGGATAAAAGTTAACAGGCAATCTCAAGAGCAGCAAGGTCGTCGTGCATGGCGTGCGTTGTGGCAAAAAGAAGATGCGACTCCAGAATGGTTTGAGTCCTGGAAGCAGATCATTCCTGGCGGTTGTTCTTGTCGCCAAGATGCGAAGCAGTTGCTTTCGAACCTGGGACCTAGATTTGATAGAAAAGGTTGGTTTGAGTTTCGGCATCAGTTTCACAACGCCGTCAACACCAAGCTCAACAAACCCACCGTCTCGCTCGATCGAGCCCGAATGCTTTGGCGGCACGAACGACCGGCAACCGATCGCCAACGTGCTATCGTCACCGTCGCCAACGGAACCGAGTTTGTCGAACTGCTCAAACTGACGCGGCCCGCCATGCAAGCCTACGCCGATCGCGTCGGTGCCGACCTTATCGACCTGGACAACGACACTGAGGACTGGGGGCCGATGGAGAAATTCCGCACGTTCCATTTTGCAACCCAGTACCAACAAACGCTGTTTGTCGATGCGGACGCGATCATCACCGATCACTGTCCCGACCTATTTGAGATGTACGGACATGCGGACATCGCGGCACACGACGACTGGTCGTTCCTGTTCAAAACCGATTGGCTCGAACGCGAACGGAACACCGTGGCCAACCGATCAGGCCTAGCCATTGAGCATACTGCCCAGTGCCTTAACTCCGGCGTGGTGCTGGTCAATCAATCCGCTGCGGACGTCTGGAACAAGCCATTGGTCGACATCGGCACCAGTCATTGTGCCGAGCAAATCTACCTTGAACACCAGATCGCAAACGCCATATCGTCCGGTGCAAGCTTTGCCAACCTGAATGCAAGAGCCAACTGGCAATGGTGGTTTTCGACGCATGATGAAGGCCGCTTTGAATCCGGCCTCGGCGATGCTTGGATCATTCACTTTGCTAACGCACCGAAACGCTGTCAGACGATCAAGAATTTCATCGACAACCGCCAACCAAAGGAGTGTTGCCATGACATGGACGATTGCAAAGCTGGAAAGGAATGTTGTCGAAATCAGGGTTGATATGCTGAAGCGCCTGGACTGGGAGCAATGGGTGCTCTTGCGTTCAGACGTTCACCACGACAACCCGAAATGCAATCAGGCGCTCGAGAAGCAACACCTCGATGAAGCCGCCGAGTACAACGCACCCATCATTGACAACGGCGACCTGTTTTGTGCCATGCAAGGCAAGTGGGATAAACGGGCAGATAAAGCCGCTTTACGTCCCGAGCATCAAGGCAACAACTATTTCGACCTGCTGGTTGATACCGCTGCCGAATTCTACAAACCGTACCTGGATCAGTTTGCAGTCCTCGGCCAGGGCAACCACGAAACCGCCATCACCAAACAGCATGAGACGCACCTCACTGATCGCCTGGCCTCGCAGCTCCGACGCATGGGTTCTGCCGTTGAGTCGAGCGGCTACGGCGGTTGGGTGATATTTCGATTCGAAACCATACCCGACAAACGCATTCGAGACACCAAAATACTTTATCACTACCACGGCAGTGGTGGCGGCGGCCCAGTCACCCGAGGCACCATCCAAACCAATCGCCTCGCCGTCATGACACCGGATGCCGACATTGTGTTGTCCGGCCACACGCATGACGAATGGACAGTCACAATCCCGCGTCAGCGTCTCAGCTCCAGAGGTGTGTTGTACCACGACGAGCAACTGCACATCCGTGCCCCAGGTTACAAAGACGCCTGGGGTGACGGATCAGGTGGTTGGGAGGTCGAACGCATGCTCGGCCCGAAGGCACTTGGCTCAGCATGGCTACGGTTTTTTTGGGACGAACGATCCGAGAAAATTTGCTATGACACAGTGAGGGCGAAATGACATGCGAGTCCGCATCCGAGGCCGTTATTTCACCATGACCTTCGAGCGACTACCAGCTACGCATGACGGCAGTTGTAATTACGAAGGTCGAGAGATCAAGATCCGCAAGACACTACGCGGCGAACGACAGCTCGAGGTTGTGATTCACGAGCTGCTCCACGCCGCCCACTGGGATCTCGACGAATCCGCCGTCGAAGAAACCGCTGAGGATTTGGCTAGGGTGCTTTGGAAACTAGGCTACCGCTCCCCCCCATCGTAGCCACTGCCGCCAGGCTGTGGATTGCATTTGAACT